ACCGCAGCTTTCTCTTCAAGTGTTTCCTCGTCTAATGAATCAACTTGTGTCTCATCAACGAGCTCTTCACTTAGCTCTGCATTATCAATGTCTTCGTTTACAATAGACATATATTATCTCCTTAGGAGTTTACAAGTTTAGAGAGGAAATTCTTAAAAGCTTTAATCTCAATATCCGATGAACGCATATTTCGAGCCTCTTTTATTTCAGTCTCAATTATTTCAATTTCTTGAGGTTTTAAAATGCCATTATCCCATACCCAGTCAACACCTTCCATAATACCATTAACGAATGCTTCGGGAGCAGACGGATCCTGTACTATATCAATAGTTGCTAACATGAAATCCTTTCCAACATTCATGACACCATTTTTTTTCTCAAGAGTACCCATACCACGACTTGATACACCAAGCTTCACACCACCTTCAAGTAGACCTTCAACGATCTTTCCCATAGGAGTTTGTAAGATTGATGCCTTTCCAATAACATCACTACCTTCAAAACGAAGTTCAGTGATCTTATGTGAAACTTTATCCAAGTTAATGCCCGGTCCATCAGGGTGATTTAACTCACCAACTGCACGACCAGTCTTTACTTGTTCTTTTACGTACTTGTTTACGGCAGCTTCTAAGATGCTTTTCTCGTAAACACGTCCGTTTCTATTTTGTTTATCGGCTTGCATGAATACGCCTTCAATGACATATTCTTTCTTACCGTCTTTCTTTGCTTCTGTAATAACCTGTAGGTTACTATCATGATATTCTGATATCAATTTCATTGTTCGAGTTCCTCGCCCATAAGTTTGATAAAGTCATTTGCATTCTTTTCAGCTTCTTTAGCATTCTTAAAAGAATCATCTAATTTATCGCCATTAATGTATACAGTAAACTTACCACCTTTCTGAGTAATAACAACGTCGATCTTCTTTTTCTTACCGGCCTTCATTGCTTTAATTTGCTTTTCACCACCAGCAAGTTTAACTTTTTCTCGGAGCTCGACAAATGTAAGCATATATTACTCTTCTTCTGTTTGTTTAGGTTGACCTAATTGAGATGCAATTTCGATTTTCTTTGCATCTAAAGCAGCAGTAAGCTTTCGACCAATAACAGTGTCAAAATCTTTTTTAGCATTAATATTATCACCTTTGCTAACGTTATCAATTAATTGTAGTACGTCCATAATATCCTCTTTGTATTATATATTTATAAAAATGTGTATTTCTACAGCAAATCTGTATCGATATCACCTTCGTCTTCATCACCTTTCTCTACTTCCATATCCTTAGCCATATCTTCAATTTCTTCATCACTAAATTTAAGAATGTTTTTACGTACCCAATTATTAGATACATACTTACCAACATACTCATCTAAGGTAGAAAGCATTTCGAAACGTTCTCTAATCATTTCTGATTCTTTTAACTCAGAGAAGTAGTTATCTTCAATGAAGTCAAAGTTAATATCTTCTTTCCAGCTTTCCCAATCTTGTATGGTAATAATACCTTTTAAGATCAATTGTGTTTTAAGAAGCTGTATGAATAAATCGGAGAATCGTGTTCTTAACTTATCAACAAACTTCTTAAATTTAACTTCTTCCCTACTAATCTCAGTAGATCGACCAATAGAAAATCCAGTATCTTGCTCCATACGTCCCATAGGAACGTTCAAAGCTCTAAATAGTTTCTTCTGAAAGTATAGAATATCATCAATCTGACCAAGGTTTTCTCCACCCGGCAATGTAGTAATTTCAGTACCTTTACCACCTTCTCTTCGTGGTAGGAAGAAATCTTCCAACATTGACATATGCTTCTTATCATCTTTTACAGCACCAGTACTTGCATCATATACCATCTTATTGCGATACTCACTCATGATACCGCGTACGTACTCTTCAGCTTTACCTTTTGGTAAGTTACCTACATCAATATAAAAGATTCTTCGTTCTGGAGCTCTTGATATACGATAGATTACTAATGAATCTTCCATCATACGAAGCTGATTAACTGGTTTAACTGCCTTTTGTAAGTATGAAAGAATACGTTTACGGCTTGGATCTAACATGCCTGATGTGCAATATGCAATCGAATCTTTATGTATCTTTAAACCAGATTGACGCCCAGAAGCATCGGCAGTATCGTTAGGATCGCTATATATGAAAAACTCTTTCGATCCTTTCACTAGAGTTGCACCGGTTTTTGAATCATTTTCTTCTGTAACTTCTTTTACTTTACGAAGCATAATAGGATCAATATATCGTAAGTCTTGAATACCTTTCTTTGGAGCATTCGAATCAATTACAATATGGTATGGCAATCGTCCATCGATATACCACTTTTTAAATATATCATGACCATGCTGACTAAAGTTTAGCATTGTCAAAATATTATCAAATTCTTCTCTAATTGTCTCTTTAATAGCATCAGAGGTATCTACCTTGTCTAATATAACATCAACAGGTGATGAATTATGATCGCCGATAATTGCATCATTTACAATATCTTCAATTGCAGTATCACATTCTGGATGCGAAGCAACATCACGATACTTAATAATTAAGTCCGCTTCGTTCTTTTGATCATTACCATCTAGATCTAAGTAAGATCCAAAATGACCGGCAGCTTTAATGACACCAGCACCGTCCTCTTCTGCATCGGTGACAAACGTCTTTACTGAAGGTTTCTCAGTTGCATCTGCATCTTTTCTTTTTATCTCAAAGCCAAAAAACTGGGCCATGTCTAATAATCCTCATAGTAAATACGAGAGGGAATTATTCCCCCTCATACTACTATTTATACACTAATCAACTAGTTGTGTTCGATTCCCAGTATTGAACTTGTAGCTCAACTGTGAACTCTTCAATTGCATTTTCTGAATCATAATTAACATCAATTGCAGATACGTTAGTTGGCCAAGTGCCACGGAAATCATAACGTTTTGCAACACTACCATCTCTCCGCAATTGCTCAACAATCATATCAGCTTGATAGTCGACAGGATCAACAAGACCTGAATTATTATTATGTTCATTGATACCATTCATCCATCGCTCAAACGCATTTCTTACACTGAACTCACCATCATTAATTACTGTGATAGTCCAAGGTTCGAAAGTACGATCACCAGCAATTTGTAATTGGCGACCACGAAATGGAATCGTAATCGGCGCAATTATAGAAGCTGGTAACTGAGCACCTTTACACAAGAATGATGTAAGTTCTACATCACCCTGTGCATAACCAGGAAAGTTACATGTTACCTTGAACATGTTGGCGCGAGCACCACCTCCTGTTAATTTTGACTTAAAGTCATCTACACCTAAAATAGCCATTTTTATTTACTCCTATTGTCCAGCGATTTCACTAAACTCAACACCAGTTCGCGTAGCGATGAAGTTTAATTTAATAAAGTTAATTGATCGAGCTGGTTTAATGAATATATCAGCAACGAATTGGTTGCTATCAATAACATTACCAGTGTTATTTGTTTCATCACAAATTACTAAGAAATCAGTAATACCACGACGGCCTTTAACATCACGTAAGAATGGTTCTACCATATTACGGAAGTTGGCACGAGTAAACTCATCGTTAAATTCAAATAACATGCTCTTAGATGCAGTTGAAATTGCTTTTTCCAGAACAATAAACAGTCGGCGAACGTTGATTCGATCGAATGCAGAAGCCCGGAATTGTGAAGTCTTATCACCAAACAACATAGTACCTTGTCCTGGGAATGAAACGAGAGGATTAACACTTGCTTTATACAAGGTATCGCGATCAGCTTTATTAGGATTAAAGCCTAATTTGGTTACTCCTAGGAGTTGACCACGAGTTTCACCAGCTGGTGAGAACCAAGCATCAGCAACACGATCAGTATTAGCACAAAGACCTGCAATATGACCAGAAGCATTAATAAAGCTATATGAATCGGTATACTTATCATATACTTTAATTGAAGTTGAATCCAATACAACATATGATGAATTACGACCAGATAGAGTTGCATCAGCTGCAATCGTAGCTGCTGATGGTGTTGTACTGCCATCAGTCAAAGAAACTGGAGGAGATACAAAAGCAACACAATCTTTACGATGCTCTGCTACCTCTTGAAGTTTAATTGCAATTGCTGCACTTTCAGTTGATAAATCGGCAGTAGCAAAAATCAAATTAACATCAAGTGTTTCTGCGTCTTTTAGTAAATCTAAGCCAGCTGGTATAGATGAATTTGCTATAGTGCCATCAGCACCGTTTGCCAAGACTACATATTGACCGGAAGTGGCCTGCGGTCCTGTGGTTTCAACAGCTGTATACGTATTACTTGCTTGTGTAATTGGGGCTGGGATAGCAGCTTTACCGCCAAGCCATGCAGCTCCCACATAACCTACGAAGATATATTGTGATCCATTATTAATGACATCTTTAAAGAAGTTAGTAGAACCATCATCATTCTTAGCATTAGTACCTTGACTTAGTCCTTCGAATGTTTCTAGAACTGTGCCTGGTACTCCACTGATCGCGCCAGTTTTATCGATTACTGCAACATGTAACTCGTCAGCAGCATCTGAATTACCTTTCGATACAGCAAAGTTTGAAGTTCCTGGAGCTCTACCAAATAAAGCAGCATGTGTCCAAGCGGCAAACGAAGTTGCGTTTGCAAGACAAACTTGAACTTCTATAGCGTTTCCTTCTAGGCCTGCATTTCGCGCGATAAAATCACCCGCACTAGCCGCTAATGTTTTAGAATCATAATCGTCTTTGCTTTTAATTAGTTGTGCTGTTGTTCCGTTAGTTGCGTTTAATGCGCCAGAGCCAACAACTCTTATTACTTTTAAAGCATTGCCATACTTTAAAAAGCCAGCCATAGGTCCAAAGTATTTAAATGTTTCTGCAGTAGGTTCGCCGAAGGTCTCCACCAACTGTTTTTCTGAACTAACAGTAATTGGAGTATCAATGGGACCCTTTGTGAAAAACCCAACTGACCCACCTATACTAGTAGATACCGCAGGAATCACATTCGTTGCGTCGATTTCTTTTACCTCGACACCGGGTGAGACTTGAAATGCCATCTTTTATATCCTCTCAAAGGTTAAATAGTGTGTGTTCATAATACGATACTTACTCAATTACTATTATTTATAATATTTATAGTTTTGAGATAGGCTCTTGAACAACCCATTGTTGGCCAGTATCATCTACTTCAACTACTGGTTCGTCTACAGCTGCGCTTGTTATAAAGCCAAACGGTATTAAATCATCCTGTATTGCTTGTAGCTGCTCTTTGTATAACATATTCTTCATATCAATATCAGTTATACCATTGAATATATCTGTTGTAGCAAACCATGCAAACATAACGAGATTCATTACTAAGTCATCATGGTTGCTGCCTGATGCTTGAAATGATGTACCTCTTGCTTCAAATGTACTCATCTCCATAATTGTATTTGCATCAACAATACTTAGTTTCTTTTGCTCAATAAAATCTTTAAATGTAGAGCAACCAATTCGTTTTACTCGTTTAGTCATAGTAGCACCAATTGCACCAGCTTTGACCGTTGATTCTACAAATAAGTTTTCGTATTCTAAATCATAATATAGACCATTACATACAACACTACCCTGATCATTTGATTCTACAATAACGTATGCTTCATTATATGTCATAGCATACTTGTATATAATATCAGGAAACAATAATGCTGATAGGTTATTATCTCTAAACGTTGCAACCTGTTTAAATGGATTGGTCGATGTGTCTATAATATTAAAGGTTGAATAGTCTTGTCCTCTCCCTCTTGCAACATCAACACACATAATATAGTTATGACCTTCTATCGGTCTTTCATAAACGTATGTATTCTCTTGTATATAGATCGGATCTTGAGCCTTTTGAGCTAACAGACATTCTGTAGATATGAGACTATTACCTCTCCCTTGGAATGTATTACCAAACTCTTGATCGAACTGTATCTGAGAAGTATTATTAATTGTTTGCTCTTTCCACTTCTCATCTCGACCTGGAACATCCCACCAATCTACACGGAAAGGTTTAAACTCATTTGTCTTTGTGACAGCTCCTTCCCACAGTTTATGATATACATTACCAATACCATTTGCTGTAGAAGTAATAATAATCTTAGTATCTTTACCAGACGATACAACAGGATATGTTGATGTATAGAATGTAGCATCATTATCGATAAACGCAAACTCATCGAGAAACAATAAGTTAATAGATAAACCACGAATAGAACTACCAGACGTAGCACCCGCAATAATCTTCGAATTATTACTAAATTCTATAGAACCTTTATTGAGCGCTTTACATCCTGGCTGCAGAAAGAACGGCAAGTTCTCTAACATGAGAGTAACTCGAGCCAACATCTCTCTTGCAATAGCACCTTTGTTTGCAAGTATAGCAATAGTCTTTTCGGGATTAAAGATCGTAAACCACAGTAGATATGCTACTGATGAAATCGATTTACCTGATTGTCTACATGCTAATACAATTGAAAATCGATTATCGTTAAAATGATTAAACATCTTTTCCTGATAATCATACAGATTAAAGGGAACTAGACCTTCATCAAGTGATATAATTTTAACGTAAGTTTTTGCAAAGTATGCAGGATCCTGCATACATTTTTTATATTCTTTGATTTCCTCAAGTGTAAACTCGGTTTCAACACCATTTCGCTTTACCTGTGGGTTACCAAGATAATAATTATTAGTTTCATTATATGTCATTATTGCCAATTCCAATCTGGAAATTTAGCGCTATAAAATCATTATTCTTTAATGTCGCCATCAATCACTTTTTCGTCAGTGTCTAAGAGCATTCTCTGTAAATCAGTAGTGCTACCTATAAACATATTATTGTTTGTTACTTTACTTCTCTCTTCTTCCTTTTTTCCAACTAAATCTTGTTTGTTCTTCTGTAATGACATCAACTTATCAGTTACATCACCAATATCTTTAATCGATTTTGATAATACTTCAAATGCTCGAGGGTGTTCTGATTCACGAGCTATCTCGGCAAGCGCATCTAATGATCCCATACCTGTACTTATAAGGTCTTTGTAAGTATCCCTAGAGAAAGTATAGTCGTCGTTTATATCTTTCTTAGACACAAGCTCTTTATCTACCTCAGCATGTTTTGTTTCTGCTGGGAGATTCTTTTCTAAAGATTGCTTGAATGCTTCTTTTTTATCAATCATAATTACTCAAAGTCTGTATTATCAATACTAGTTGTCACTGTGAATGATGATTCAGTATCACTCCCACCTATTGTTATATCAAATTCAGATATATTATTTGAACTACCAGCCGCCTGATTAAAGTCGATATTAACTTCTCTAATAACTTTATCATTGTTAACTGGCCCATAAAACGACATCTTCATTGTAAAGTCTAGTGTATAAATCAATACTCTTCGTGATTGATAGTCACCTTCATATTGATCATCAAATGATACACCATTTAAAATGATCGGTACATCTTGTTTAAACGAAGTAAACTCATCTACAGGTTTAATCGATAATGTAAACTCAGGCTGGAAGTACGGTAGTATTTGCTCAAGGATCTGTAAACCATCATCTTGGTTTTTTGCCATAATATTTAATTGCATATTAATATTATATGGTGCAAATTGCTTGATGCTATTACGTTGTGTCGTAGTACCGGTAGTACCTGGCTCAGTTAGAATTGTTCTTTTACCGAGCTTTTTAGTTGTATCTAATTCTATACCAGTTATTTCAAAAGACATTCGAGGAAGCTTAATTGCTACTGAAGCATCTTGACCAGTAGGAGAATCGATACGAGATAAAAACTTCTGCTTAGGGCCATACGCTAATGGAACTTTTACTTGATTAATTAAAGATCCGTCACCTTTCTTACGTGCAACAGTTATGTTATTAAACATTGTCCCAAAGACAGCAACTGATTTACGAACCGTAGCATGATAGAAATGTGAACCAAACATTATAATGTCTCCGATGGATCGCCGAATGGATTAGATTCGGAGAAGTCAATAAAGTTATCACCTTCAATTTCAAACTGAACATTCTTAGCTTGTGAATCAGATGCAAAGGTATTAGTTGTACTATCATCAGATAATGTATAAACATTTGTTATAACACATGTGTTACTTGAATCTGAACCAACCAAGTTATTAGCTGATGCCGTAGCTGATACTATAAACTCACGAGCAGAGTCTGTGGCTGTTGCCGCATTTGTAGTATCCTTAGTGCCAATATTAGATACAGAAATTGTAGCTGCAGTAGCTGAAGTTTTAGTAATAGTTTGAACTTCACCAAAGACTGTAATTCCAGCTGAAAGAGTTTGAGTAACAATCTCTCCTTGAGTAAAGTGATTACCAGCAGTTACTGTAACATCTATTCCAACTTGATACGTATTCTTAGGCGTAGTTGTATCAATTGCTACAACTCCAGTATCAATCTTCTCATCATTATATTCAAAGAGAGCACATGATAGTTTATAAACTGGTAGGTTAGATAACTGATAAAACGGCTGTTCTTCTTCTACAAACTTAATTTCAAAGAAACTATTGCTTAGAGGAAGATAAATCAAATCACCTTCATCAGGTTTAGGGTACGTAACATTACTATAATGAGTACCAATAAATTTTTGCCATTGTCTGCGTGATATAATAAAAGAAGCTTCGTCTCTTATTTCAAGACCAAACTTACTATACAAATCACCTTCACCTTCGAATCCTTCTGGGTTTTCAATGTAAGTTTCAATCATATATGCATCATCAAAACTAGATGAAGAGTCTTCACCAAAGATTTCATCACGATTTATAATTGTTCGAGGTAAATAGTAAGCGTCTTGTCCAAAAATCTTTAAAGACTCAATAATGAGATCTTCATAAAGATGTTGTTCAGACTGAACCGCTTGACTAAAGTATACATTCCTAGGCATTTATTATCCCACGTAGAAGTCTACTGGTTGTTCCCAGTTTAATCTAACTTCTTCTTCTAGTTTTAGTAGTTCCTCAACTGCATCATCAAATATCTGACGGCCATTGAATGTTACACCACCCGGCATTACCATGCCTTCGAATTTAATTAGGTTTGCGCCCCATTGTTTCTTAATCAATGCTGTAGCATATTTCTTCAAGTAATAATCGTTATATACATCAGTAAACGTGGCTGGATCTACAATCCGATATGCTTCAAGTACAATGAAATCACCAACTGAAACTTCAGCAGACCAGTCCATTACAATATCCAATCTATCTCTATGACGATTGAATGAGATTCGCTTATCATCAGAATTAACAAGAAGATCTACTGTTGACATGTGTTGCTGTGTTTGAACATATTCTAGAATATTGCCCATATAACCAAGTTTATACATGTCATTTAAATGCAATTGATATTTTACATCAAACATATCCGCATCTATAGAGCTAGAATGACTAATTGGAAGAACTCTAACCACATCTGTTACGACTTCTGGTATTTCAATATATTGATTATCTATGTCAGTTTGTGTCACTTGATGTTTTAAAAACATTTTCTCGGTGGCATCAGTATGGTAATGCTGATAGAATTGTAGAGCTTCGTCTATTCTATCATCTATTTGATCGTCGTCAACATTAATTTCTATTACTGGCCAGCCTAATGATCGCTTGCAGTATTTAATTAAGGTTGCTCTGCTATTTGGTTTTGCCATATCTTTTACCCATAATTACTATTATATATATTTATTTATATGTATTCGAATTTACTATATGCTAGCATCTTCCGAATTTTTAATTTTCCAAGTTATTGTCACAGTTATCCTCAGTTCCAAGTTACGTCATTAGCCTTTGTAGCTTCACCGCTAAAGGGGTTGGTTGTTAGTTCTTTTGCCATGATTCACATTATACTCAAATTAGGGTGATATGTCAAGGATTATTTTTCTTATGCTGTATATCCATTACCCGCTGAGATGGCTGACGTTACCTCTGACATGCTTTCACTACCCCAATCATCTTTAGCCAACATTAACTCCAGGTGCTGAGTATTACGGTCTACACAAGCCTGACGCTCTTCTGCATCTTCATCTACTAGAGCTTCCCCTGCGATTATGTCTGTGATTAAAGTAACACTGTGACCCATGGCCATATAATCCTGTGCTAGTTCTTCTGCTGTTCGTTCTGTTGTTTCTTCGCTCATGGTTCTCTATCCTTCTAAGGTTTCAATTCGTGCGGTTAATGTTTCAATCAAGGCTTGTTGCTCTTGGATTGCTTTGACTAGGATTGGTACAAACTTGCTGTACTGAAGTCCCATCTTCTTGCCATCTTGTGTGTGGCTAGAGATTAGGTTGGTGTTGTTATCCTTGTCATACCCTGCGGCAATCTCAAGTGCTTCTACCTCTTGGGCTTTGAAGCCGATATCGAGCCAATCTTCTTTGTGAGTGCCGTCTGGAGTTTGCGCGTTGAGGTCATAGTCTTCAGCAGTCTTATCGCCATACTTGCTTCGTTTGTCCCACTTGTAAGTCACAGGGTTTAGGGCTTTAACAAAGTCTAAGCCAAGGTCAAGGTTGGTGAAGTCGGTCTTGTCTCGCTCATCAGAGGCTACTGTCCAATCTACTTCGATATTCGCCTTACTAATGGCATCATCGCCAATAACAACCTCATTGCTCCCTGCTGTGATATTACCCGAAGGACTGTTGGCGCGTCCTGCGTCTCTACCAAGGAGTATATTGTTATTACCGGTAGACACGACAAACCCTGCGTTAGAGCCTAAAGCAGTGTTATTAGCGCCAGTACAGGCAGCCAGCGAGCTTTCCCCTACTGAACTATTACCGTTTCCACAATTCGCAGACAGGGCGGCATACCCTACTGCTACGTTATTAGCACCTTCATCAGTATCATCACCCGCTAGTCCACCTACGAATGTGTTGTGTGTACCTGTGGTTACTGATATACCCGCAGAAGAACCAACTGCTGTGTTGTAAGCGTCTGTAGCTGAAGTAAAGTTTTGCGTTCTTAAAGCAGCGTTACCAATAGCCACTGATTTACTACCTAAAGTATCTGATGATAAAGCTTCTATTCCAATAGCAGTATTGTAATCAGCATCAGTAAGCGCATCCCCAGCTAGTCCACCTATAAGTGTGTTTTGAGTGCCTGTGGATACTACTTTACCAGCTTCAAATCCAACCGCTGTATTATAAGAATCTGCATCTGCATTTTGAGCTGCCAATGCGTTGTAACCTACCGCAACAGCACGACCTCGGGTATCTTCAGTTCCAAGTGCAGAGTAACCTAGGGCTACGTTATAACCTCCAACTGTTAGAGCATCACCTGCTAGACCGCCAATGAGTGTGTTGCTTGTGCCTGTGGTTACTGCACTCCCTGCGCCATGTCCTACTGCTGTGTTATACATCTCAACAGCACTTGCAGGTTCTTGAGCCGCTAAAGCAGAGTCTCCGATAGCAACACTTCGGCTACCGTCTATGTTTGTGCCTAGAGCATCCATACCGACAGCTACGTTTTTATCGCCAACAGTATTAGCATCTAAAGCATTTGCTCCAACGGCAACATTTCTTGTGCCTGTGGTGTTATATAGTAAAGCACCATAACCGACACCTGTGTTGTTTGATGCTGTGGTATTAGCTCCAAGAGAATGCATACCAACTGCTGTGTTATTAGCGCCTGTAGTATTTACATCTAAAGACCTATAACCAACAGCAGTATTTTGAGAAGCTGTAGTATTAAAGCTTAAAGCATAAGTACCTACTGCTGTATTATAAGTACCTGTGGTGTTTAATCTAAGAGCCTGTAATCCCATCGCAGTATTGTTCGCGCCTGTGGTATTTGTGTACAGTGCTGATGAACCAACGGCAGTGTTGTTATCCGCAGTTGAATTATTACCCAGAGCATCAGCACCAACAGCAGTGTTATGCTCCCCTGATGAGTTGTCCGTTAAAGAGGCTGTGCCGACTGAGGTGTTGTATGCGCCACCGACATTAGCGTCTAAAGCGTCTTTACCGATTGCAACATTGTTTGCGCCTTCAGTGTTTAAAAATAAAGCGTTTTTACCAACAGCAACATTGTTTGAAGCGGTGGTATTAGACTGTAAAGCACCTTTACCGACTGCAACATTCTCTGCACCTGACGAATTAGCGGATAATGCTTCACGACCAACGGCTGTATTACCCTCGGCAGTGTTCGACCCCAAAGCATTTTTACCCATAGCCGTGTTGTAGCTTGCTGTGGTATTAGCGTCTAAAGCCCCTGTGCCAACGGCTGTGTTATCAGTGCCTGTCGTGTTTGCAGTTAGACTGTTGTAACCAACGGCAGTGTTGTCATCCGCAGTGGTGTTTGCGACTAAAGCACTTTTACCAACTGCCGTGTTGTTAGAACCTGTAGTATTAAGACCCGCAAGATACCCTAAAGCGGTGTTATTGTCTCCGCAGTTTTCTGACAACGCCTGTTTTCCAACGCCTGTATTGCCATTACCGTCATCAGTACCATCCCCCGCAAGACCGCCCACGAAGGTGTTGTTTGTGCCTGTAGTTATTGCTCTACCTGCACTTCGACCAACGGCAGTGTTGTAAGCGCCAGTTGTGTTTGAGTACAGTGCTGACGAACCAACGGCAGTGTTGTCATCCGCAGTGGTGTTTGCGACTAAAGCCCCTGTGCCAACGGCTGTGTTATCAGTGCCTGTCGTGTTGGCTCCTAAAGCATGTTTACCGATTCCTGTATTACTATTGGCTGTCGTGTTGGCATCTAATGCGCCGTATCCAACAGCAGTATTTCCTGTACCCGTCGTGTTTACTTGAAGGCTATGATAACCAACAGCAGTATTGTTATCTGCTGTAGTATTATATTTTAATGCTTGTCTACCAACGGCAGTATTATATGAGCCTGTGGTGTTATCCCCTAAAGCATAAGCACCTGATGCTGTATTATTACTGCCCGTGGTGGTGTTCAATAAAGTATTTAGTCCAACTGCTGTGTTATCACCAGCAGTTGTATTGCCACCTAAAGCATTGTGGCCTAGACCCGTATTGCCGTTTCCTGTCGTATTAGCGTCTAAAGAAGCATAACCGACTGCTACGTTATAAGTACCTGTTGTGTTTGCCCCTAGCGCAAGCCTACCAACTGCAACATTATTAGCTCCTGTGGTTGTTGCTTGCAGAGCTTCAGAACCAACGGCCGTGTTGTATCCATCACCAGTTTGTGCGGTAAGCGTATTATATCCAATTGCCGTATTGAAATTAGCTGTTGTATTTGCGTTTAAAGAACCATAACCCATGGCGACATTATATCCGCCTGTTGTGTTAGCCCCTAAAGCAGCATAACCAACGCCAGTATTGTTAGCACCAGTTGTATTATAAAGTAAAGCTGAAGCACCAATGGCCGTGTTTGCGGCCGCTGTTGTAGTAGAATTTAAAGAATTACGACCTACTGCTGTGTTGTGGTCTCCCGTGGTAATTGCAGACCCAGACCCCTCACCAATCACGGTGTTGTAGTTACCCCCGCTTAATATGCCTTGCCCTGCGAGGGTGCCTAAGCGCAGGTTTGAAGTTCCTGCGGTTATTGTTGTCACTGTGCCACCAACAACGACGTCGCTGTTAAAAGTAGCCTTACCTGCGTCAGACATATCAAGAGAAAGGGCAGTGAAATTACCACCGCCATTGCCGTCATTACCTTGGAAATAAATATCCTTGTCAGCAATTAAGTTTCGTATGTTTAGGTCTTGGTTGTTTACAGAAAGCAAACCAATATCAGTGCCACCATCGGATATATATACGTTTGACGAGTC